TGGGAGACTCATCAGACAATGAGTGATGGTAGGGTTTGGTGTGTCAATTAAGTGTAGCCATACTTGGTATATGCGTGAAGATGGAATCACCTGTACTAAGTGTTTCTTAATATGGCATAAAGACCAGGATATTAACCAATAGTGCCCGTGTAGGGCAGGGGGTGGTTTGATACCTCTATATCGCCGCCGAACTTGAAAACCATTTTTTAACTTGACTTAAAGGCGATTGTGCGGTATGATAGATATATGAATGAAAAAGATATCAGAGAAGAGATAGCAAAAGCTATTGAGGCACTTCCTATTCAAGATTCCATTACAAATGCTTTAGGCATGCGTTTGATGGCTGCTAAGGTCGCAAGGAATGAGTAGTATTTTAAGGATGGACTGGAAAGCATTAGGATATAATGCTTCTTGGAAAGATGGAATGGTGGTATGGGAACATGATGAAAAGCACAAAGATCCAGAGAACCAAGATACTTCCTCTTAGGTGGATTGGTAATTTTCTTGGAGGCCATGCTGGTAATCACCTAGTTAAAGCTATTGACTTAGATGAGTCTTTAGATAGTAACTTAGGTTTTCGTTATAAATACCACGCAAAAATGTGGAAGTATCTTAATAAGCCTTACGAATGGTGGGGCACATATTATTTATTAGATACCAGTGCTTGGCTAGATCAACTTAAAACAGATGTGTCAGGTCAGAATTGGGATGATTATGATGAAGATGGTATAGCATATTGGGAAAAATAATATAGTTGACAATGCTTTATCAAAACTGTATAATAGAAGTATGACAAACAAAGAGATAGCAGAACTGCTAGATAAAGAATCGTATCGCATCTGGGACACAACTAAAGTAATTAAGAACCAAGAATACCACGACGGTGTTGTTAGGGGTCTGAAGATGGCTTCTATTTTAGTTGGTAGACTATGAGTCTAGATGACATGATGCTAAGAGAAGAGATAGCCAGACAGATTGAGGACCAGATAGATGGACTTATGCCTCCTGTAGATGAAATTGAGATTGCTGTTTACCATGCACTTACCTGGGCTGCTCAAGTTGCAAGAGGTGAGTCAAATATGTTTGAGTATCAGGTAGATTTTGAATAAGCATTACGATATTCCAGATCCTTTCCAAACCTTTGTAGCTAAGAAGTATGCTAATGCTAAAGGTTATGTTCATGACTTCTTTACTGGGGAATGGTCTTATAGGTGTTTAACTTGTAAGGATGATATGTCTGCTCCATCCCGCAAAATTATGACAAAGATTAGATTATTTCACACAAGGAATGAGTGCACAGGTGGATACTGAAGAAACATTTGACCAAGAGTTTAGTCCTGAAGAAATGATGAATTTATACGGGGTGTATAGTCTTGAAGATTTAGACAGGATTGACTAAAGGTATACATCTTCAAGGCATTTAATACAAAACCATTCTGGTGAGTTTGACGTCTTTGTCATTCCACCATACATTACTTCATGATTGTTTAATTGACTAATCATGTGTCCATGCATGTATCCGTATACTATTGGTGTTAATTGATGGTCGCATTCATACATATAGTCATCATACCACACTTGCAGTACCGTCCATTTTCTGGTATGCTTGATACATGGAAACAACAAATTGGACAAAAGATCTTGACGAAGATCAAAAGGCATACGTAATGGAGCTAATCATTACAACAGTAAAAGAAATTAGAGAGCAGATTGCTCAGGACATTGAGGCTACCGTGCCAGTATGGCAGGGGCTAGGCTTTATGAAGAGTCGTAGGACAAAGGCTGCCTTTAAGGTGTGTGCTGCAATTGCTAGAGGACAAAATGAAAAGGTACCTGAACATAATGAATAAGATGATTTATGTATGTAAACTACCAGACTGCAAAACAAAGATTACAATTGAAACAAAGCAGTTCCTGGGCTCTTCAATAGGCTGCATCTGTGGTGCATCTGCTTTATGGATTGGCTCAACAAAATGATGTGGTCATGGATATTGGCAGTTATAGGCGTTACAGGAATTTTTTTTGTTGGTCGCAAAACCATATGGGGATGGTATGTTCTTTTATTTAATGAAGTACTTTGGATAGCCTATGCTATCAATACAGAACAGTATGGATTTATATTTTCTGCATTAGCATATGCAGCGGTATATGTTAAATCATATTTGCATTGGCGTAAAGATGATACGGAAGGAGTAACATCATGATTGAAGTAATTCTTTTATCTATTGGGGCATTTGTACTTGGATATGCCGTTTCATATTTCGTAATGACATTTGGTATTAAACAAGACAAGTAGTTTGTTTGGCGCTGTTAGCTCAGTTGGTCAGAGCCCCAAACTCATAATTTGGTCGTCGTAGGTTCAAGTCCTACACAGCGCACCAAACCTATATAGCTCAGCGGAAGAGCGGACGGTTTCTACCCGTTAGGTCAGGAGTTCAAATCTCTTTATAGGTACGCCTTGTGATACAATTGTTTTACAATACAATGGGGGAATTTGTTGAATATAGTTTTTTTAGGTAATTTTCGTGTTGATTACACAAGCGAATCTCACCATGCAAACTCACTAGAAGAACTAGGACACAATGTAATTAGACTACAAGAGTCTGATGCTAAGTCACAAGATATATTATCTGCATGCGTAAATAGCGATTTGTTTATCTGGATACATACACATGGATGGAATACTCCAGGTAAAATAACTATGGAAAAGCTTCTTGAAACATTAAAAACCTTATCTATTCCAAGCATGACATACCACCTTGACCTGTGGTTTGGTCTGCAAAGAGAGAAAGATCTTGAATCATTTCCTGTATATAAGATGATTGATCACTTCTTTACTGTTGATAAGAAGATGGCTGATTGGTTTAATAACAATACCGCCGTAAAAGGACATTACATTCCTGCTGGTGTCTTTGGTCCTGAATGTATGATTAGAGATGTTACCAAGAAGCATGATGTTATATTTGTTGGTAGTAGCAAATATCATCCTGAATGGCCATACCGTTCAAAATTAATTAATTGGTTAGACGTAACCTATGGTAATAGGTTTGAGCACTACGGCAACGGTGGAGTTAAATATGTAAGAGGACTAGACCTTAATAAGCTTTACTGGTCTACAAAAGTAGTTGTTGGTGATACCTTGTGCATTGATTTTAAATACCCTGACTACTGGTCAGACAGAATATATGAAACATTGGGTCGTGGTGGATTTTTAATACATCCATACATCAAAGGTTTAGAGAATGAGTTTAAAGATAAAGAGCATGTTGTATTCTATGAGTACGGTAATTTTAAACAACTTCAAGAGTTAATTGATTACTACATTGAGCATGATGATGAACGTGAACAAATTAGATTAGCAGGACACAAGTTAGTTAAGAGTAAATATACATACAAGCATAGATGGCAACACATACTAAAAGAGATATCAGTATGAATCATAAAACAATAAATGAAAACTACTCCTTTACAATTAGAGAGTTGCTAGATGATCCAAGCAATGATCATAACCTAGACTATAAGGTAGTTGATGAGACATGGAATGAAAATGTTTATAGACTACATGAGCATCAATTTAAAGATAATGGAGTTTTTCTTGATATTGGAGCAAACATTGGATCTGTTAGTCTATATGTAGACAACTTTAACAAGGTTAGAGATGAAGGCAATAAGATAAAAGTTTACTCTGTTGAGCCAGAGCCAAACAATCTTTCATTGTTAAAAGAAAATATTAAAAACAATCCAACAGAAAATATTACAGTTATAAATAATGCTATCTGGCATGAAAAAAAGACTGTCTTTATTACCAATCAGGGTGGAAACAGCAGCATCATTGATGGATCATACGCTGAGTCTGTAGAAGTTTTAGCAATAACAATTCAAAACTTTATTGACTTATACAGCATTGATGAGATAGATGTTGCAAAAATAGATATTGAAGGTGCTGAGTTTGATCTTATAATTAATACACCACCTGAAACACTTGCAAAGATTAAATATATTACACTTGAGTTTGATAAATCTTTTGACGGTAGGTTTGGAATCATGGTTGAAAAGCTGTCTAAACAGTTTGGATTAGAAATTTTAGGAAGCCCAGAACGAGGAGGATATATTTATGGACACAGATACTAACATTGATTATTTAATTTGTATACCTATTTACAGGGTAACAGAAAGAATATACAATTGTATGGAGTCTATACGAGATAAGAATGTTTTGCTTATAGATAACAGTGGTAACAGAGAGTGTGAAATCTTTGAAAAGAAATATGGTTTTCAAGTAGAGTATCAGTCAGAAAATATTGGATTGTCAAGAGCATGGAACATAGGATTAAAAAAGAACCATGACTGGACATTTTTTGTTTCATCATCAATGCTATTTAATAAACCTTTTTCTCATATTGTTGATATGTTGCAAGATTTTAATGGACTGATGTTTAGAACACAACATGGGTGGCATCTTGCTGGAATAAACAAAAAGTTGGTTGGAGCAATTGGATATTTTGATGAAAACTTTTATCCCTATAACTTTGACGACTGCGATTGGGATCACAGGTGCAGGTTGCTTGAAGAGCAGTTTATAACTAATACTGAATCAGATCTTGTAGTATCTTGGCGTAATCAATTTGTACACTCCAACACACCAATAAGCTATGTTATGAGAATTAATTCTCCTTCAGCAGAGGTTGATGTGACATGTCAAGTAGATGGTGGAGCAACAATAGACGGACTAAAGATTAATATTGACGGTGTTCATGATTACTTTAAGTCTAAGTGGGGCGGAGATAGAACAAGAGAGGGTTGGGGAGAGTATAAGCATCCATTTAACGATCCTACAAAATCTTTAGACTATTGGCCAGTAAATGATATAGCAACCCTAAAGAGAAACTATGGTTTAATATAATGCAAACAATAGGAATTTTACCAGCATCTGGAAAAGCATCAAGGATTGGTGGCATACCAAAGTTCTGTTTGCCTATCTCTGATGAGAGATCATTACTTCAGTGGCATGTAGAGCAAATGTTAGAAGTATGTGATGAAGTTCGTATATCAACTAGGGCTGAATGGGTTCCTATTATACAAAACATGGATATGAATGTTAAGTTAATTGTGCGGGAACCATCAACAATGTCAGATGCCGTCAAGTTTATGGTTGGTGAACAAAATGATACCGTTCTTGTTGGAATGCCAGATACTTATATCTTGAACTCACCCGTAAATATTTATAAAGAAATGATGAAGCAAACAAATGCTGATTTAGTTTTAGGTGTTTGGGAATGTAGTAATGATATAAAGGGTCGTGTTGGACAGGTATTACTTTCTGGAGATAAGGTCATTGGTTCTGAAGATAAAACAGAAAATTGTGACTATCCAGATATGTGGGGGACCATGATGTTTAGAAAGAACATGATTAGATATTTAGATCCAGAACTGGAGCATCCAGGAAAACAAATAAAGGACTGGATCTTAGACGGCAGAAACATAAGAGCAGTAAAACCTGGCGGTAAGTATATGGATATTGGAACACTAAAAGGATTAAGACAGCTTTACAGAGAGATGGACTTGTGAGATTAGGAATCATTGCAAGATCTGATAATACTGGGCTAGGTAATCAAACTAGAGAATTAGTTAAAATGCTTAATCCTACTAAGATTCTTCTTATTGATTCCTCACATTTTAATGGCAACGAGCAACACCCAGAGTGGTATTCTGAATACAATGTTACAACAACTAAGTATGGCATGGCCTCCAAAGAAGAGGTATCCAAATTCTTGGATGGCTTAGATGTAGTAATTAGCTGTGAAATCTTTTATCATAACTCATTTATTACTATGGCAAAGAAAAGAAAAGTTAAAACTATTCTTCAATACAACTATGAATTCTTAGACTATTTAGTAAACCCAGATGTTGAACTGCCAGACATATTAGTTTCCCCTAGCCTATGGAACTTTGAAGATGTTGTAAAGAAGTTTAGCGATAGAGCAAAGGTCATACACCTTCCACCTCCAACAAGTGTTGATTTATTTTTAAATGCAAAAAATATTAACATATCAAAAACACATAAAAAAATATTACATATTGGTGGCAAGGCAGCAGTAAAGGATAGGAATGGAACTAATACAGTTATTGAGATGCTTAATTATTCTAAGGCTGATTATGAGCTGGTAATTAAAAGTCAAACCCCACTAGATATAAAATGTGATGATCCAAGATTGACTATTGATACCTCTAATCCAGAAACACGAGAAAGCCTTTATGAGGGCTATGACGCTATGATCTTGCCTAGGAGATATGCAGGGTTGTGTTTGCCTATGAACGAGGCTCTATTGGCCTCTCTACCCGTTTTTATGACCAATATATCTCCCAACAACAGCATACTTCCAGAGCAATGGCTTGTAGACTCTAAGAAGATTGATAGGCTAATGACTCGCACTATGCTTGATGTATATGAAGGTGATGCTAAGATGCTTGCTAAGTTAGTTGATGATTATTATGATAGTGATATTTTTCTAAATAAAAGTAAAGCTTTTGATATAGGTATTAATAATTTCTCTAATGAAACCTTATACCAAAAATATCAGGACTTGCTAGAGCTTTAGCCCCAAAACCTTTGACACTGGAATAATAAACTCTTCTGAGAACTCTTGCTTTAAGTTGCCAAGGGTCATAAATGTTGCCTTACTATCTCTAATAAATTCAATGTTTGTTTTAAGTTCCTGAATTTTAAGGTTTGTATTCTTTAATATATAAAAAGATAACCACAGGTCATCAATAATCCAGTACTCTTCTGGGCAATCAAAAAAGTCATCATTAAGAAATAGGCTTGAGTGACATATCAATCCACCCGTTCCTGCATAATTGCCACACTCACCTTGCTCCAACTTAACCTTACTATTATAAATCTTCTCAATCATGTGGGCCCAAAAGCTTTTTACTTTATTAGGCTCATATTGATCATGGCAATCTTGTATAAATGTATCTGAAAGAATCTCATCATCATCAATAAAGATTATCTTTTCATATCCTTGTTCAGCTAAATCTCTTGCTAATAGGAATCTACTAAATTGTTTAAATTCATTCTCGTAGTTATGTACAGTTACATCTATACCGTTGCCATATTTTTCAAGATGCTTTAATAATTTCTCATGTCTGTTAGAGTTATCAATTATATAAAAATTAAAGTCTTGGTTGGTTTGTCTTTTTATGCAGCTCAAAGTAATCTTAAGGTTTTCAAACCTTACATAAGTACACATTATCAGAGCTGTTTTTGACATATATTTTAATTATAGCAGAAAGAGGGCCAGCCCAGTTGTGGACTGACCCCCCTATAAGCAACTACTACTTTGCAGCTTTCTTAGCAGCCTTCTTTACAGGTGCCTTAGCAGTCTTTAGAGCAGCCTCTACCTCTTTAGCATCTGGCAAGATACCAAAAGCTTTGTCGTTAGGATTGATTGCTCTAATTGCAACAGGTGCTATTGCAGCAACGAGTGCTGTCCATAGATCCTTTGGATCTGTCACGCCTGCCATGTATAGTGCAAGGCCTGATGCAAGAACTGATCTTCCGTATGATGCAAGCAGTGCCTTAATTTGTTCTGTATTCATAATTTTCCTCCTAGGATATTATTTTTGTTAGTACTGTAAAGCCAATCCATAGACCAATAATTCCTGCGACTCCCGCAAAAACTGGTGGTGCTGGTACTGGCAATTTGAATGCAGCAAATACTACGCCACATCCAAAACCTGTTATTGTTGATAACAATATATCTTTCATTTTTTCTCCATACCGTGTTTAAAATTTTTTAATTTAAGAATAATCATTCTTTTACTCCTTTATCCTGAGTTGGATTTTCAGGATGGTCCTGTGGTGTTGGAGCGGTACACATAGTTTCACAATTATTACACTGTATATCTAAATGGTACATTCCTATCGTGTATGTTACTGTATCAAATGATACTAATGCTCTAAATAATGTACCGCCACAGTTTGGGCATTCACAGGTTGGTATACCTCTAGCGTCCATCATTAGCCTTTTCTGGAAGCATCTTCTTTAAATCTTTGTATGCACTAGATATATTTTTCATAGCAGCAAAATCTGGTCGTCCCATAGATAGGGTTTCTCCATATTCATCAAAATATGATATGTCTGCATCAACATCACTAACAAACTTAGTTAGTCCAGCCTGGACTGTTTCAATGTATTGATAAGCCCAATCACGAGAATCAGAAAGAAACTTTATAAAGCTTTCTTTATGTACATTATTATCTATCTTGTGATCTTCTTTCAGAGAAATCATTGATTCAATCTTTGAATATGCCATTAGTATAGTCTTCATCTTCTTACGCATCTTTAATATCTTAATTGAAAGCATAAAAGAAAGCAGGGTTAGAATACCTACAAAACCGCTGAGTATATACACAATATGTATATTGTTCATTTATTTCACAGCCTTTCTTGTAACAAGCACAATTGCGCCTTCCATTTCTAAAGCATTCTTTAATTGTACAACATACTGTAATGCTTTTATTTTTTCATCATGACCCATAGGTATAAAATCATACTCGTTTAACTTTACAGTAAGAAAGTGTTCGTTATCTATAAGTTCAACAGTAAAATTTTTAGGAGCATCTATTGAATGAAAAGCTCTACGCATTGAGTCTGTGTACATTAATTGTCATCCTTCTTATCTACATAGTGGAAAAGTTCTTCAAGTGATTCCCAACCCATGTCCTGAGTTAACTCTAATGCTGCCATAAATATATCCCAAGTCTCATGAACATATTGTTTAGCAAGATGGCTTGGTTCAACTAATTCATTATCAATTAAGAATGCAATAGGCAAACCAATATCATTGTACTCAATGAAGTCCTTGAAATATTTGTCAGACTTATAGTCCATCCACAACTCACCAAGAATTGAACACATTGCTTCAAAGCTTGTTAGTTGTTCTCCATTGTTAGAGATTTCCACATTTCACCCCACTTTTCCTTTGTCCTATGTTTACTAAACTCTCTTGATATTTCGCCATTCTCTAAGTATATACCACCCCAGACTCCCCATTCCTTACCTGATACCCCGTTGGCAAAACATGTTTTTTGCATTGGGCAGGCCTGGCATAGGTTGTCTATGATTGGTCTAACAAGCTCATCATCTTCATATTTATCAAAAAATAAATTTGTATCCATATCAAAGCAAGCACCTTCGTCTTTCCATAAGTGTTGCTTCATATTTATACCTTATATCTATTTGGAATATCCCAGCCGTTGTGATCAGGTACAAATCTTTTTGCCAAAAACCATTTACCCTTACGACGAATGCCATTAACTGCAGTTTTTGCAATATCAGACTGCTTGGTTTCTACTACCGTCCAACCATCCCAATATAGGTTATAGTTCTTTGCGACAATTTTTTCCATTACTGCTAAATCTTTTACAATCATTTTTACCCCTTTAGTATCTGAAAATTCCGACTTCAACATTATTTTTTTCAGCAACTGCAATCAATTTTGATACAGGTTGCTGTGGCTTACTCAGAAAAGCAAGGTAGTTAACATTACCCATGTTCTCTTCAATCCAAGAGTTAGGTACCTTAAAGAACTTTATCTTTCTACCACGAGCTTTCATTCCTCTTTCTGATAGGTTACAAAATTCAGAAACAAAGGAGTTGATGGCTGCAGGTCCTGCAGAATACACTGTAAACTCTTTATCTCCATCTTTCATTCCAGAAAGGGCAACGCTCATAGCACGAAGGAAGACTTGATAATCATCAAAGTCAGCTGTTCCATGTACTGCTACTATCATCAGAATTTCCGTTTCTTAAGCTATCCAAAATGAATAACATCTTATCAATATCCCGCTTTGACATATTGTTTGTATCAACTGGCCTAACTGTTTCTGGATTCACTGATCCTTCTTCTGTGTCAGCCACGTAAAACATATTAGCATGCACCCAATATGC